AGCGCAAAAAACCAACAGTAAGTAGCGATGTCGACCACGGAGGCACCACCGAAAGAAGACGAGAATCTCCAACTTCAATACAAACCCGATGATTTTGGTGGCATGCGTGCCGAATGTATAGACGATGCATTTCTGTACAAAGTATGCCACGTTGCTGGCGATTTGCTCGTGAGCGCCAGCATCATTGTGCGAGAAACAGGCCTCAAGATACAGACCACTGATCCACAGGCCGTTGCCGTTGTGATAATCGACTTGCCGAGCAAAATGTTTTCTTCCTATCGGTGCGAAGGATTTGTGGTGGCGCACGTTAACATGGAAACACTGGTCAACATGCTCAAAAAGACTGGTCACGACCATTCTAAATTCGACCTGACACTTGAAATTCACGCCGACGACCCAGAAATGATGTACATTGAAATTTTTGACAAGAAAAAGAAGACAACAACAACACATACGTTGAAACTTTGGGAGCCGAAGAGTGAGATCATCTATTTTGACGAGGCGCAGTTTGATCATTACCGGGTTGTTTCTTCGCGCGGACTGCACGAAGAAATTAACATGTTGTCACACCTTGTCGATCCGCAAAAAGCCATTGAGGTGACGGCTAGCAACGACCTGTGTCTGTCAATAGAAGACGAATATGGCGAGTCGGCGACCATTTTTACGCAAGACACATCGCCGGGCTACAAAGTTGTCAAGCAGCACGTTGATGCGTGCGCCAAAGATGCAGATGGCAACTACAAATTCTTTGACGAAATAGTTGGCTTGCAGGGCTTTAAAGACAGTTCTGCAGGTGCAAAAAAAGGAAAAAAAGCAGTCGCCTCTCGAAAACGAAAACGTTCGTCCGTTCCTGCTACCGGGCGACGCCACAAGACGGCCAGCGAATCTGCGGGAGTCGTCAGCGGCGACGAAGAATTGGAACAAAATGGCAACGCTGAAACAAGCGATGATTTGTATCGGAAGGCCAACGAGGCTTTCGAGCACAAAAGCACGAAAATCGATGACCCCGATGAATTGGCTCAGCTTGTGGACAAAAAGCCAGAAAAAATTGCGCCAGTGCACGTCACGCTGTCTTTGCTTTTGCTCAAAATGATCGCAAAAGGGTTGCGTCTGGACAGCGAAGTCTTTATGCTGATCAAGAACAATTATCCAGTGATGTTCATTCAGCGCGTGCAACAACATGGACGCATTTTGATCGCTCTTGCGCCAAAACATTTGGATTCGGACGAAGCATTTGAAGAGAAAGGCGACACCGCTGACAATGCGATGGATCAGCTGATGGCACTGGACGTCAACTGACTTCTGCTTCTGCCAACTGGACATGCAGAAAAAGGTCCTTTGTCCATGTGAGTCAGCGCCGAATGCAGTGTAGGAAAAACAAATAAAACTGAAAATGAGTATTTGATTTTTTGTGAAATGCATTGATAGACTGCACATTGGTACAGAAAAAAGTGATGACAACAAACGCCGATGTCCGTCCTCCAGTGTCGCTCTGTTCAGCGCAAGAGCAAAAATGGCGCAACGAAATTGATGCCATCGAGACAAAGTTGGGCTCCATGACCAGAATTCAGCAAACTGATGTCGATGTGCAACGTCAGATGCGCGTCGCCAAAGTGAATCTGCAGACTGCGCGTCACGCAGCTATGCAAAGCAAAGAGTGGGTGAAGTTTTGGCAAGGTCAAAGTCGACTTGCTGCCGCGAAGCACCGAGCGCTGTGCAAATTGAAGTTGCAGCGAGTCAAAACCAAACACTTGGTTTGTCCCAATTCTACAGAGGGCTGTGGCGCCATTCTTTCCAGCCAAAGATCTTTCGATCGTCATTTGACAGAGTGTGTTCGAAATCCCAATCAAAGTGCAAGCAGACACGACGGTAAGCTGCTGACGGATGAAAGCAGTGATGTCAGCGAATTCTTGTCACTCAAACATTTGGCAACAGTTGCTGTGGAAGAGTCCCAAAAAAGTGGAGCGCAGAAGAACCAAAAACAAAAATTCAACGCAGATCAGCACCGTGTACAAGACTGTATTTTCACTTCCGGTTCGCAAAAAAAAAGTACAACGCATCAACAAGCCGGCAAGCGCAAACGAGCCGACTCAAACGACAAGAAGACAGGATTGGCCAAAAAGTGCACAACAAAGCGCCGAAAAACGCGGCTAGATCCCGTTTTGCGAGTACACGGTCTAAACGGCAGATATTGGTGTCCTAAAAATTGAACTTAAACTTTCACTGTGAAAAGTTGTCGATTGAGGTCCTGCCAGACCACAGAACATTTTGAAATTAATAAATAAATAGACTGAGTGACAGCCGCGGCGAAAAAAGCGTATTTTTTGGAATCAAAACTCGCAGAAATTCGTGTAGACACACAGGCGGAACACCCAAAAGAGACTTTTTGCACCAGAGGTCGTCGGCGAAAAGTCGGTGCAAGTGAAGTGAACACTTTTTTTTTCGTCCACTGGTAAGTGTAGGTAAACAAACTTGAAAATTCTTCGTATCCGCAAAACACTATGTCTTCTTCGCGTTTCAGTCAATTCGATAACAACGGTTTCCGCAAGACCAACAAGCTTGGCTTCATTTTGGAAGATGCTGCCTACTCGTTTCTCGAAACGCAGGAACACCAAAACGCTGCTGAGTGCAACTGCTTGCACACTGTAGAGTCTTGCCTGGCCCTGCCTTGCAACTTGGACGCAGATTGCGAAGGCAAAACTCTGCCGCTGGTCGACAAGAAGACGCAAGCGCCATTTGTTTTGAAGGCTGGCACCATCTGCCGCGAAATTTGCGTTGCTCGCAAGCCAGGTTGCTGCCTGCCAGAGTGTGCATCGTTCTGTCTCGGTACAATCCAGACTCCAGAGTGCGCCAGTGACTGCGACTCGCAACGCTGGGTAACAGAGTCGGCGCCAATTACCGGAGCGCAGCTGAACAAGCACAAGATTGTCATGGCCGATTTGTGTGCCAGCCGCGATTTGTCGTGTCCATTGTACGCGTGCAAAACCGATGACTGTGGCAACTGTACCAGCAACCTCAATCTGCAGGAGACAACGTGCGACGGGAGCGAGGCACCACAGGCTGCTGGCACTTCGGCATGCTCCGGCTGCGCTGAAGGCGAGGAAGGATGCACTTTGCAGAACGGTGACCGTTGCTTTTACACTGGCAGCGGAGGCATTTTTGCTGGCGAGTTGGAGAACTCGTGGGTCGGTATCACGCTCACCAACGGCAGCATTGCCGCTGACTGCTTGATCTTCTCGGTCGTGACCAAGGAGGTTCACTGTGTCGAAGATTGCGACGACGACCAGCAAGAAGTTTGTCAACTTCCAACCTGGGTGCACGGCGGCAGCTTCTAAGCGGCCCCGAAATGCCAATTGAACACACATGAAATGTAGGTTACGCTCAGTTTGACAATGATCTCAATAGCAAGCGTTTTCACACATCATACAAAACGCCGTGTTTATCGGTTTTATGCTGCCTTTGTGCACATTGAAAGCTGAACCAGCTTACACAACATGTCCAATAAACTTCTCATCCAGATAACCTTTTTTTGCAATGTACTTCAGAGGGCGAGTCGTTTTTTTCATTCACCGCAAAATACTTTTTGTCAACAATGCAAAATCGTTTGATCAGTCTGCCAAAAAAATCATTCGTGTGCGCGCAGCGCTGCTGGTCACATACACACTCGCCCACTTTTCCTTTGCTGCATCATCAACAATCGAAAGCAGCAAATGCGACATCGAAGCTTACTTTTCAACAGCCGGCGTCGTTCCAATCATTGCTGGCCGACTGTTCACGTACAGCTTGGCAACAAACTCACAGACGGCTTCGCGTAATTGCACAGGAATCTGTTACACACGAGACATTGAACAAAATATTTACCAACCAATTGTTGTCGTGCCTGCCCTCTGATCGTTACTTTCAAAGCGAAAAAAATGTTATAGCGTTCCGCAAAGCGCCGCAATATGCATTGGATATTGTTGTGACGTCTATTGACACAGACACATCTGGCGTTTTGCTTCCGTTGCAAAAGTCTTCTCAGAAAAAGCATTTTGACCGAAGCGACAAGTTTAGCCTCGTTGTGGTGTATGATGCGCAGACGCAAAGAGAAACTGCGGTTCGCTTTGGATGGCTACACCGTGGCGAGTGGCAACGGCTGTCTGGATCGGCTAATACGGCACACGTGTCTGCGGCCGTGTGTCGGGCCAAGCTAAAATCGCTGTGGAGCAGTGACACGGCGATCACATCGACTGTACAATAAACAATCTTCACCAAAAACAGCGTTCCTATTATTTTTCTTACTTGGTCTGTAAGTGTCAAAACATAAAAAAAATGTCGCAAAATTTCCGTTCAGTTGGCCCACGTTTTGCGCAGACTCAAATGCGTCCCAAAAGAAACAGACGTCGCAACCTTTTGATTGCTCTCGTCGTCTTCGTACTGGTCTGCATCATTGTAGTGGCCATTGGCGCTGCAACCAGTTGGTTCGGTCTGGCAGCCAGCGACGAGACCGTTGGCAATGAAAGTGGGAACGGTGGAACCACGGAAAATGGCAATGAATCCGCTAAAAACAACAATGGAACTGGTAAAACTGACAATGGAACACAAGACAAAAGTGGGAGCACTGCATCGGACAAAGAGAAAGTCCAAAGCAAAAAACTGTGCGTGTTTACGGACACCGACGCTTGGAAAAACCTTATCAAACCTGCTGTCAACGACAATTGTAACGTCTCTGACGCCGGACCTGGTTGGGAGCGAGTACGTCCGTTGAATGTACTTGCTGAAAAGGCAGACGACGCCAGTCTATTCTGTTATGGCCAAGCCAGTAACAGGGACGGTTTCAAAAGCATTATCAAAAAAGGCACGGACGACTGCGGTGGGCAAGGATGGACACATAAGGGCATATTTTATGCCTATGACGATGCTGGTGACGATCGTGAGGCGCAGTGTCTCAAAAATTCGAGCGATTATCGCTACCTGATCGATCAAGACAAAGAGTCGTGCGACGGTCAAGGTTGGAGCACACAACATGTATTTTATGCCAAAAAATGAATTGTGCCTGTTCACATTTTTTTTTCTTTCATTCTCAGTCGTTTGCTGCGATTTTGTCGACAAGCGGTTCTGAATGGTGGTTGCGCCAACTGTGCCAAATTGCCTTCCGACCACGCTGTTGCGATTTTGTTCAAAAGATGCGATTGGCCACAAATAGCGCTGGTGAAACACTCTGCACATTTTCGTTTGGCGTGCTCGCAGATCGTCAAGCAGGCGAAAAAGGCTTCTTTGTACCAAAAAAGCGCGGAGTGACAGTCATTTGTGTCCGAAAATAAAGTACCATTGTAATCTCGAGCAAAAGACATCAGCACAGTGTGTGACAATACTTGACTAGGCCAATATTCGACAATACTGTGTTTTGCGACAGCAGCGAGCAGCAAATTAACAACGCGCATGATCCGTGTTAAGAACTGCCTTCTCGCGTTCAGTTGTGATATATGCGCCAAATGTGTGTAAGATGTGCTGAACGGCTTAAAAATTGTCAAACGCGTGCAAAATGTGCCGCGCTCTCGTAGACTGAGCAGCAAAAACTGCTCGTACCAATCAGATACATGCTCTGTGGTATTGAGAGTGTTGAGTTTGAATGCCACACGGTGCGCCTCAGAAAGCCGCCGAATATCCTGTTGACAATTTGCCGACATGCCGAAAATCGCACATTCTTTCCATGACTGCGGCAAAGGCTTTACACGCTCTACAAGTGATCTGTTACGTGCTGCTGTTTCAGACATTTTTCAAAATTTTGCGGTCAAAAAAAAATTCTGCAACAAAACACACAGAACATAACTATGAACGACATCAGCATGTCATTCCGATTGCATGTGGCAGTAGATTTACACAATGGATTGTCTCGCAATGGTGTTTTGCCTTGGGAACAGGATGATGCGATGAGCAGCCGAGTGCGAAAACATTATGGCTCAATGTGCCAACGTGCAGTTGTCGTAACCGACGAGCAAACGGCTGAAAACTTGCCAGAAAGTATCATCGATGCGGCCGTACAATTGCTCATTGTGACCACAGACCAGCAACTTGTTGGCTGTGCTTTTGTGAAGCGAGTTTACTGCAAGACATTCAATTCGGCGCTGTGCATCGCAGACAAAACATTGCCGGGCAGTGTACATATTGTCATTGGTGGCAAAGAAATGTGCACAGTCGCCAGTCAAGACAATCGTTGTGCCAGCATTATTGTGACAAAGTTTCTGAAAAATTACGATTGCGATGTTTTTTTTGAGCCTTTGCCAAGTTCGTTGTGGCAAAAGGAACTGTGGTCAGACGAGTCGACGCAAAGTTGGATCTTTTGTTATGAACGTCGACAAGAGCACGGAGAACAGCAGTATCTGCGTCTGATTAAAGAAATTGTCGCGTTTGGCAACGCGAAAACTGATCGCACAGGCACGGGCACGCTTTCTCTGTTCGGTCGGCAGATGCGTTTCGATTTGTCAGAGAGTTTCCCTTTGCTGACCACAAAGAAAACGTTCTGGAAAGCCATCAAAAAAGAGTTACTTTTCTTCATATCTGGCCACACGGACACCAGCGTTCTGGAAAAGGGCGGTGTCAAAATTTGGAAAGCCAACACAAGTCGATCGTTTTTGGACTCGCGCGGCCTGCAGGACTTGCCAGAGAAGTGCCTCGGAGCAGGATACGGTTTCCAGTGGCGTCATTTCGGTGCCGAATATGACGGGCCGGACACATGCTACGAAGGCAAAGGAATCGATCAATTGCGATTGATAGAAAAGTGTTTGCTGGACGACCCTCACAGCCGCCGTATGGTTATGTCTGCGTGGAATCCAGCCGCCTTGCATCGAATGGCTCTGCCGCCGTGTCATATTCTTGCGCAGTTCTACGTCGACTCTCGCAATCGGCTCTCGTGTCAAATGTATCAGCGCTCGTGTGACATGGGTCTCGGCGTGCCATTCAACATCGCATCGTATGCGTTGCTAACCTGTATGCTGGCTCGTGTTACCAATTTGAAGCGCGGCGATTTTGTCTATGTGCTCGGAGACGCTCACGTGTACAACAATCATGTCCAACCGCTGCTCGAACAGGTGCAACGCGACCCCTTGCCTTTCCCCAGCCTTCGTTTTGACGACGGCAAAAGTTACGAGAGTGTTGACAGCTTCACAGACGAAGACATCATTTTGGCCAACTACAAAGCGCATCCCACCATCAAAATGAAAATGGCCGTATAAATCGGTTTGCTTGATGCGCCAACTATGCATGAGATTGAAAAGGAGATTGCGCCTAGATGCAGAGCAAACGCTGCGATTCAAACTTTCGGCCATTTATTTTGTGAGTATCACATAAATAGGCAAAAGCGTATTCGAAAAAAAATGTCTGCTACCAAGGACGTATGCGCCACAGATGCCACACCATTGACTGTGTGCAATTTGCGCAAACCAAGCCAAATTCAGAGCAAAAAAACATCTGTGCCTAAGCGCCGAGTGCGCAGCGGTCTAGAGCAGCGTCAGCCGAGACAGTCCGGGCAAAGTGATTCTGTGAATTCTCTGGGCATCTGTGCCTGTGATAAGTCTTTTGTCGACTATTGTGGTGTTAAACAGGTTCGCGCCTGCTATGAAGTGGAGCAGAAAGCATCTGCATCGTCGTGCGCAAAATGTCCTGTTGCCGACTGTGCAACAGCAGACGAAGCATTTCCGCTTCCATCTCCCTCACCTTGCTGTCAACCTGCGCAGAATTGCTGTGACTGCGCCTGTCAACAACGGCCTTTGCCGCCCCCAGTGATCCACAGGTGCCCTCCGCCCAAAG